ATTACACCAAGCATGTTTAAATGCAGGTGGCGTAAAGAAAGGAGAGAAAGTAAAAGGTATGCACTTCAATCCTTTGCTGCACGATGCAGTACAAGAGGTTGCAACTCAGGCATTGTTAGATCAAGGATTATATCCAACATGCAGCTACAAAACAGATACGCATGAAACATTTGTTATGGTTACTTGTTACATGACCATACATGATGTTGATAATGTAGAAGATAAGATAGAAGTAAATGGTTGTAGCGCAATGGGTGGATTAGATAAGTTTGGTACTGGTCAAGCTATGTCATACTCAAGAAAGTATGCTTTCTTAAATCTATTAAATTTAAAAACAGGAATACAAGACGATGATGGTTACACAGCAAAGCCATTTGAAGAAGTAAAAAAAATTCCAGTAGGCAATGGAAAAAAGAATATTAAGCTAGACATGGATCTGCTTGATATGGGTCTAATAAAAAATGACATTGAAAAAATCAATGACATATATGCTCTGAGAAATTGGAAAAAACAAAACTCAGAATTATTTGACTCTAATAATAAGTCTCTTCGAGAGTACAGACAGATAACTGATTTGTATGAAACTCGTGAGACAAAACTAAACCAAGGAGTAATAACAAATGGCTGATGATATATATATTAAGCTAGTAAGAAACAATAAGAAGAACGCACCAGAGCAACCTGATTGGGTTGGTCCACCAAATCAAGACTCTCCACCTGACAAGGATTGGAGGATTGGTGTTAAAGTTGGTGATACTTGGTACAATCAAGCAGGCTGGGATACAGAAGATGGTTTGATTAGTATAAGACTTAGAGCAAACGACAAGTCTAAGTCAGGATCTTCTGGTGGTGGTGGCACACCAAGTTTTGCACCCAAAAAGGATTATGCAAAACAATCTGGTTATGGTAGAAGATATTAGGTATTAATTATTTATAGATACCTTTCGATGAGGTGGGGTTTTTATCAGGCATCCCTTTCTGCCTTCTTTAGTTGTTTTCCCTGCCTCATCATCTAACTATGGACACAATAGATTTACAGGATAAGATTTTAAAAAAGATCATGGAGGATCGGCAAGATGATTATGGTGATTTTAAGGAAAATTTTAGGCTGATCTCTGTCATATTTAATGTTATACTGCACGACAAATTAAAAGATGATATAGAACCACACGAAGTAGGTCAGCTTATGATGGGTTTAAAATTATATAGAACAACTAGAAAATACAAGGCAGATAACTATGATGACCTTGAGATATACTCAAAAATGGCTAAAGAACTACATAAAATAAGTATAGACAAAAAGGATTAAATGACTAAATATATACGAATTAAATCTGGCGAGGCTAGTTTTCAACTGGTTGAAAGATTTGATGATGTAAAGAAAGCTGCAGATCCTAACGCACAAGGAGAACATGTAGAATGTAAAATCAAAAATGTAAAATTAGATTTTACCAAAGTAAAAAAGGAGAAGGATGAAGAGCAACAGCAAGATGCGGATATACGACAAGCTGCAAAAGGAGTTTGACTTGATATTAAAGCATAAGGAAACTGGTCAATGTCTCAAAACTCTAAATGCTTACAGAAGAATACCGAAGCATTGGAGTAATATTGTCAAAATAGAAAACGCAGAAGCAAAAAGAGCTTAACGCATAATCGTTAGTTCAAATTAAAAAAAACAAAGAAAGGTTGTAGGGGATTAATGACTTCAAAACAAATATTCAAAGAGATTAGATTGGCTATGAAAGCTAGTCAGTATTCTAACTTATCCAAAAGAGAAAAAATAATTTATAAAAATGCTTTTAAGAATGGATATAAATTAGCGCAAAGCCACATTAAAAAAAGAAAAGATTACAAACCAAAAAAAATTATTAACTTTCAGTTTGGAAATATAAGTCCACAGATTGTAAACTCTGTAATTGACAGAGTATGTATTAAGTATGAAGTGCATAAAAAAAGTTTGCTTGGCAAATGTAGAACTCAAGATGTAGTTCGTGCAAGAAACATTATACATAATATTCTAAATGAAAAATATAATATGAATTTAACTAATATTGGTCGATACTTTGGACAGGATCACACTACAGTATTACATTCAATCCAAATGAAATCTAAAAAAGAAAGATTTTGGAGTCCAGAACAAACTATTTGGAATGAGTATTTAGATTTAATTAATTAAGTTCTAGCGTAGTTAGGTTTCTTACCTGATCTACCTCTACTCTCAGCTTTTTTCTTTCTTGATACAGCAGCTCTTCTTTGTGAGGGTGACATGGCTCTAGCCTTTGCAGCAGGTACACACTTAGGATAGTTTCTTCTCTTCTCACCTTTACTTCTACCGCACTTAGGGAAGCCACCACCTTTTTTTGGATTGGCTATATCAACCCAGTTAGCTCTTACCCAAGACCTTAAACCTTTTGACATTATCTTTTCTTTTTCTTTTTCTTTCTACCACCCGGTACTATCTTGCCAGAGCAAACTGCACTTGCATACATATTTGCATAAGCTGAAGGGTATACCTTAAACTTACGCTTTGCTGCAGCCTTAC